ATACTATCTTCCATCAGACGTTTGTATTCGTCTGCGTGCTCAGTGGCGGCTTTCTGCAACATATGGTGAGCCTTGATTGTGGGAGAACCTAACTCCACATATGGCCCGTATTCCACGTTTGTTCCAATATAAGCCGCTTCGTCATCGGTTGCGTGTGAAATTGAATTTCGGAGACGGCCAGTATCAACAGGTGTCAACTTTTTTGCGTGTCCTTCTGCTACCAAACCGATGGCCTCCAAACCACGCTTTTTTGCCTTTTCCAAAGCGGAAAGCACCTCATCAGTGTTGTCTTTGTATGTGTAACTCATTTCTTCACCTTTTCGGGTTCGCTTTCTTTGGTATAAAGCACATATTCACCGCCAGTAAAATGTGGGCAATGCTTTTCTCTGTTTTTGATCTCAAAAGGCGGTGTTCCGTACACGGTGCAAACATTGCCCTTTTTGAAATTCTCACATTCAAGGCAAATCGGAATAAATTGCATTATTTCAAACCTCCAATAATTGCAGAAATGTAATCTGGCAATCTCTTATCGCCTAAGTGGTAAGCCGCCCAAGCCTCCGCAAATGCTTCATCGGGTTTTTTCAGCAAATCGCAAGCACTTTCCTCTGCCCATCTTGCGGAAGCATCTTCCCATCCCTTTGGCAATCCACGAACATCAGAAAAACAATGACCAATTTCGTGGTATGCCGTTGCTTTACCGTCAGTATTGAAACTCCAATATCTTCCGGTCTTTGCAAAATACGCATCGTTTGTGGCTTTCTTTGCCTTTGTAAGTGCATCCAGCGTTTTGAATTTCTGTGTATTCAAACCAACAATCAAGCCGCCGTCAAAATCTGTTGAATCATAGCCAAGTTGCATTGTGCGGAGCGAAAATGCACGATAGTCATAAGTAACACCCCACCATTGGTCTGCTTTTCTGCCAAGCGGTCTGCCCGTAACAGTAGAAACATCCTTGCCGCTTGCGATGACTTTCGGGACACAATCCTTCGGAAGTGTGCGGACAGCATCAATGGCATTGTTGACTTGTTCAAGAGGCATTTTCTCAAACTGTGCGTATTTAACGCCCAAATCGTTGGCTGTTTTGATTGCGCTTTCCGTTGTCTGCGGTGCTTCCATTTGCTTTTCAGCCATAGCCTTTTGCACTTGCACCTTGTTGAATCCTACCACTTTGGAAGCAATACTGCACCGGCAGTTATACAGATTGTGTCCGCTTGCGCCGTGCATAGCATCACCGGGGTGAAGCATATTTTCGCCGTCAACAATAAAGAAATCGTCAATCTCAATGGCTTTTTCTTCCGTGTAATCGTTTCCAGCCTCTTTGTGCCAATCTCTCGCCCTTTTGTCGTATGTGGCAAGCCAGTATTTGCGGAGGATAATGCCGTCATCTTTTGCCCGCTGGTAGCTGTCCTGCCTGCCTTTACATTCAGCACCAGTCACAATCGTCCGTGCCGATCTAATCGCTTGCGTTTTGTTCATTTCCTGCACATTCCGCAACCGCTTTGCAATCTTATCCATACTTTCGCCCTGCAAAATGCCTTGCAAGGTTTCAGCATTGATTTTCTTCATATTCCACGGAATATCTTTTGCTGGGTCAATCTCCTTGTAAGGCAGTAGGCTCGTGTCTGTGACCGACAAATTTCGGACAGTATCAGCATCCACCAAAGTGAAAGAATATCCGCCTACTCCATCCACAGAGCCAGCAAGGGCATTGTAGTTCAACGCATACACTTCCGGCAGTTCACCATTGACATAAGCAAGGGCGGTTTTATTAACATTCAGAAGCTGCTTCGCAATATCCTCTCTCATTGCGTCGAATCGCTTGCCGTACATGACCTTGCTTTTACGCCATTTAGTGTATTCTTGCTCGGTCATTTTCCCGGCCTCGACAAGTTTCCGCTTCTCTTCGTCCTGCTTGGCAAATTGGGAAAAGTATTCATCCGCCGTCTTTTGTATTTCTTTTTCCGCTCTGGAATAAATGGCAGACAGCCGCTTTTCCATTTCTTCCAGTTTTAAGTCCGTTTGATAATGGGCAGTGTCTGCCATAAATTACTCCTCAATTTTCTTTACCTTTTCGCACAAATCAATTCGCTTTTGCACTTCGTCTGCATACATCTGTTTCCATTTTGCGACTTCCTTGTATAGAGAAATAACTTTTTCTTGAATAATTATATAAGATTTCGAATCAATCAGCATTCCCAAATCTTCGGCTTGCTTCTTTTGGTTTGCCTCGTTATATTTTTCTTCCAGTTCTTTGTATTTCTTTCTGCTAACCCAAAAAAACATATGTTTGCCTCCTGTTTTTTGTTATTCCTCAAACTGTTCGGTATTTCCTGGCAGTTCGTTGTTACGCCGATTTTGCAATTCTTCCAGTTCGGTCTCCATCTGTTTGTATCTGTCAGCCGCTTCTGCATCCTTGCGCTTTAGCACTTCCTGCGCCTTGTCAGCATCGCCAAGCAAGGTCAACAATTTGGTGGTAATGTATTCATCATCCAAATACTCAGCGCACTGCAACACCATTTCTAGCATTTCGCTTTGGTTGGACATCTGCGATCTTGTATAAGTCGGCTCGTCATCAATGCCAGCCAGTTCCAAAATGCCATTGATGAACTCGGTCACGCAATATTCAAGCTGGTCTGTCTTTTGGTTGATAGGCTCGTAAGCCGCTGTAATCTCCGTGGCGGTCTTATTTCCTGCAGAAAGGTCTTGTACCTTAAGTGCCATAAAATCGGTGTACAGCTGCTCTGTGAGCCTGTCAAGCGCTTCCGCTGTTGCTTCAAACTCCACAGACACATTGTGAGCCTCAACAGATGCGCCGTCGTCACCGTCAGCGTGGGCAACGCGGGTCAATTTCAACTGCTCAATGAACTTTGCATCATCCACCTCGTTCATGCCGCCGCAGTTCTTCAAGATCCAGTAGATAAACTCGCCGTCGCTGACATTGTTAATCAAGCCGGACACCATCAGGTCATAAGCATCAATAGTTCCCTGATTGCCTACAAGGTCGCTCTGTCTGTTGACATTCCACAGTGGAACAATGGGGAAGCCGGGGTAATTCTCGCCGTCAAGGATTGTTTCACCCTCAACTTCGGACTTGCGGATAATCTGCTTGTATGCTCGCTTATTGTGGAGGATGGCCACATCTTCATCCTTTTGCTTGATGTAGTCGGTGTAGCCGTCCAGTTCGTATAGAGTGGCACGGAGGGGCTTGCTGTCGTCAATCTGCCAAAAGCGGATACCAGCCTTCAAACCGCCGTCATCTTCATCATACAGAGGCACAAACTCGGTCAGCTTGAACACTTCCAAATGGTCATAGTTCCAAAACCCGAAACCAATACCGCCATTCTTTGCGGCCGTAGCGCAATCCTGCACCCGCTTGTCAAAGTCATTGCCCAGCTTTTTCTTGTTCGCTTCGGTTTTGAATGTCACACCATTGCCCAGCAGATAAGAAACCGCCTGTGTGGTGAAATAGTTGTACCAGTTCGACGCAATCTTGTTATTGGGCGACCAAACATCGGGGACTTTCTGTCCAAACTGATTGTACACAAATTTCTGATACCGCATAATCGTCGGGTTTTGGTGCTTGTAGTACAGTTCCGCATCATATGCGGTTTTGTACAGGTCGCTCCCCTTATGCTCCCGAATTGCGGACAGAACGAACTCCATCCTCTGTTTTTCGTTTTCGCCAATGTCTAAAAGGTCATTGTAGGTGTATATATCAACCACGCTCCCTTATTGATTTTCAAATAAGCTATCGCCAATTCTGTTGTATTCTTGAAAGATTGCCTCAAAAGCATTTTCCCACGCTTCATCGTGTTCGTGGTCAACACCAACGGCAACGTGAGCCAGTTCGTGCGCAAGGATTTCACCTGCAACGGCAACTTCCAAATCGGGGCGAACAAAAACCACAACAGAACCATCCTCGCCAAAGTCCGTCAAACCAAAAACTTCGCTTCCATTTTCATCTTCACGGATTTGTGGTTCCCAAAAAACATTCACATTCTTTGTCGGGATATAGATTTTTGAACGCTTGCCAAATCAATGCAAAAATATCATTTGCAAAAGGTGTAACCATAGTTTGCCTCCTACATAAAAATCGGTTATTTCGTCAATCCTTTTCCAACTTCGTACCTAAAAACAGCAGACGGCAAAACCCAAACATTCTATTTACAAAGTCATAAATCGAATTTCTGAACTTGCCATAGTCTGCTTTTTCAAAATATCTTCTGTACCGTCTTTCTTCAAAACTCATAAATAGCCTCCATAACTACATAAAAATCGGTGTGTAATTGCTTGTTGCCTTGCCAACCTTGTTTTTCATAATCGTGTTGGCAAAGTAGCGAATATCATCCATTGCGTGGTCGTTTTCCTTTATGACCGTATCGGCTGTTGCTTTATCATCCCACCGATACAAGCCAAATTCGGCTATGCTGTCAACGCAGGAACGGTGGATTTTGATGTTGCCGTTTTTCAAATACACCGCCGTTCTTCGAATACCATCCAACACATCGTTGTTCGCCTTTCGGATTGTAAAGCCGCGTCTCCGCAATGCGGCGATAAAAGAAGCAGCAGATGGGTCAACAACTATCTGCCGGATATTATATCCTTTTGCCAGTTCCTCCACGCTGTCGCAGTAGTCCTCATCCGTGCGCTGCACGGCCTTTTCTCTACCGTTGTAGTAGTATTCCTTTACCCTGGTTGCTTTGTCTCCCAAAACGCACCACAAGCCAGCAGAGAAGGGATTCATCGTGCCGTAGTCGATGGATATATAATATTCTCCGTTTGAAGGGATTTCGTCAACGATATTGTCCTCTCCGAAGTCATAGACTAAGCCTTCCGCAACGCACCATTCACCAAGGATATAGCGGTTGTAGAAAACACCCGAGTACATTGACTTGTAGCGGTCAATAATCCGCTGAGAAAGCGATGGGTTATCTTCCAGTAGGAAATGCAAGCGGATTGCATTGTGCTTTTTCGGCTGGCACACCCACTCTTTATAAAACCAGTGTTGCGGACTTGAAGGGTTGCAGTTAAACCATAGTTTAGAGCCATCAACGGAACAACGGGCACAAGCCTGCTCCACGAAAGATCGAGGTTGCAAGGCTACCTCGTCCAGCAAAGCACCAGCCAATGTGCGTCCCTGTATCAAGGCGAATGAGCTTTCATCCTTGCCACCAAACACTTCAAAAATGTTTTCGTGTCTGCCATCGGAAACGACCAGTATTTTATCCGTCCGCTTCCATTGTATGCGGTACGTATCCTTTGCATAAGTCAAGCCGATATATGGCATTATCAGGTTTTTAACAGTGCTGTCAACGGTCTTTCCGCAAATGCCAAACCGCTGATTGTTGTATCTGCGCATTGCATCATCAACAAATGACAGCATCATAAAGACGGTTTTACCGCTACGGATTGCGCCGTCACAGATCAGCGCATCGTAAGCGGTAAACGGAAAAGCCATAATCTTCTTTTGCTTTTGGCTAATCGGCATAGGCTTCCTCAATTCTCTTTTTGGCTATCCCAAAATATCCATCGTCCAGTTCGATGCCGATAAATCTGCGGTTAGTGTTCACGCAAGCAACGCCCGTGCTACCGCTTCCCATTGTAAAATCAAGGACAGTTTCGCCATTGTTTGTGTATGTGCGGATAAGGTATTCAAGCAAGGCAATCGGCTTTTGTGTAGGGTGTTCTTGCTTGGCTTCATTTGAAAATCTTAAAACCGTATCGGGATATCCTGTATATTTCGCAATATAATCTTTGTTCCTTGACGGTCGACCTCCTACAACGGTATCTTTACTTTGAGAAACAGACTTTCTTTTTTGGTTTATCTCAATCAATCCTTGCGGATTATATTCCATACGATTTTTGGAACAATTTGCCGTTGTACCCAAACTAAACACAGAAACAATTTCGTGCCTTTTCAATGGTGCGTTTTTTGCGTTCAAAAATCCTGCGGTTCTTGTTTTCTCCCATATCCAATCATACTTGAAGTGCTTTATATTGCTCATTCGCAACGCAGAAGAAAACGGTTCACTTCCAAACAAGCAAATAGCACCATTCGGCTTAATAATGCGGTTCAACTGCTCCCACATAGGCTCAAACGGAATAACACTATCCCATTTACAAGCGGTTGTGCCATACGGAGGGTCTGTCAGCACCAAATCCACCGAACCATCAGGAATATTCTTCATCAATTCAAGGCAGTCACCTTGCCATAATTCAATCGGTTTCATTCTGCATCCTCTCCGCTTCTTCCCTCAACGCCTTGGAAAGTGCGTCCTCTGCCTTTTCCTCGTCGTAACGACCAGTAGTAACCCGTCCGCTGTCGCTCCATCCACACCAGTTCTTCAAGCCAAAAATTGACATTGTGGGGTTGTACTTGCCCATCATACCGCCCTGCATAATCACATCGCTTTGCAGTTGCTCAAATTCCTTTTTTAGGGCGGGAAAGTATTTATTTAGGCTGTTATAAATAGTCCGTCTATCGGTGTCTTGATAGTTCATAGAAAGCCATCTGCAAAAGGCTGTTTGTGTAGGTACTGTGTTAAACTCATTCTGTACGATCTCGTTGCAGAAGTCAGACCAAAGGGCAATCATTTGTTCCGCACTCTCGAACCGCTTTGGCTGTCCTCGTTTTGCCATCCAGCCTCACCTCCAAACAGAAAAATAGTGCATACAGTTTCCCATATACACTATTTTATCAATTATTATTCAGTTTGTCAATGTTGCTATACTATTTTAGTAAATATACAGTCGCCTTGAAGCTGTACTCCTTCCGTGCCCTGTTAAGCTCGTCAAGGCGTTTTCTCCAGTCCTTGTATCTGTCACAAGTGCCGTGGCACGCAGGGGCACGCCTCTGGCAATCTTTACATGGCGCCATCTCTCTTGTCGGGTTTCCCGGCCGTGTTTCTCTGGTCATTTTTGCGCCACCATTCTACAATAACTCGGAGAGAAGCAGTTCTAACGCTTCGGCTGCGCTCTCGTTTAATCGCTCTTGCAAGCGGTGCTCATCCCTTTCTCCATCATCGGATGCGTGTCTGGCCTCGACCGCTTCCTCCGCAGCCCACTTCTTGTACTGCGCTATTTTTTCCTGGATATGGGCCTTTTCTTTTTTTGTCATTTTTAGTTGCCCCCTTTTATTCCTTTCGGGTGTTCCCTATGAAATGTGAGCCGTTATAACTGCCGAAACATCCACGCAGGCAACCAGTGCCTGGCCGTTGTAGACCATTACCAAGTTGGTGTCCTTATTAAAAACCATCCGGTCTGCGGGGATGTTGATATACGATTCTCCGTTAAGGGTTGCGATAAATCGCTTCATGCCTGCTCACCCCCTTCCTTGGAGCGGACATCGCCGTCTATGGATTGGAGCAGCTTGTCCGCATTTTGGAGGGTGCGGGATTTTCGGTAAGCGGCTCGGGCCATGTCTGTTTGACGGA